GCGTTTTCTTCATCTTTAAACGCTTGGTCACTCGCCATATTTGGACTCCTTTTAGATATTTATCCAAACAGGAGCATCCCGTTTCGTCCATTTGTGCAGACGCGGGTTAAGTGATTTATAATAATGTCGGTAGTTTTCTATCGGGTTATCCGATATTAGATGAACCCTAGGGAGTGCAGAAGGGCACTCGCTCCAATCCCAAGCACTGAGCCCAAAAGGAGGGGATTGCAACGTATAAAAGCATCTCTCAATTTCGTCATGTTTTGTTCCGTTTCTATGTTCATATTCTTGACCAAGGGCATACAGATAGTCGACAGACCAGTTGTAATTTTCCACTGACTCACGACACCAGCGAACTGATGCATGATTCCATGCTGTACAGTCATATACAATGTCATTACGGTAGTCGGGCAAGACCCACACATTTCGAATTCCTTTTTTACCTGTTTCTTTGTGCTGAACTTCAACCTCTATCTTGAACCCATCCAGCACGCGATGGGCAGTCGAAAGCATTTTCAGAGTGTTTAAAATTGCTGGTTTCAGATGTTTGTCAACAATCCACTCAGCACATTCTCTTGGATTCTCACTCAGATAAATTAGGTTCATTTCTATTCTTTATTTGCTTCTTAATTATATAATAGATTATAACCGGTGAAATGGCAATCATTATTATCCCTAAAGCGATAGTAATCAGCAACAGTGCTGGCCAAATCAAAAATACTTCGTATAAATGCGCTTTAATGCACTTGCGTTTACTTGTCATAAACTACGAGCTTTTTGAAGTCATAATTCCATACATCCCACCACTTAAGGTTTTTGTAGCATGCATCGACGTCAGGATAATTGAGCGTACGGTCACCGTTAACGCGGTTTTCGAATACAGCATCAATTTCCTTCTTCATGAAGTTATAAAACGACTGGAGACGTATAAACATCGCAAGCAACATAACCAGTGGTAGTAAAGTCATAACGAAAAAAATTATAAAAGGTACGTCCATATTAAACTCCTCCCAGAGCGGTAATTTCGCCAACAAATTTATTCATATCCAAAGCATAGAAACCAGATGATGAAATAGCATTTGTCTCAATGACTTTCAGCCCATCTGGTGTATGTGCAATATCTAATGTGAATGCAATACGAGGATTCCATTCTGCTACACGTTCATTTGCATAGTTGATAATCATATCACCAACTTCATTTGAATATGCAACCGTTGAACCAGTCTTATAGCGAGATGCAGTAACAACTCGACCATTAATAACAGAGCAACGATATTCTGACCAAATCTTCTTTACTGCACACATAATAACATCGGTGTCAGCTGGAATAGTGGTCCACGAATCAATAGCGAGAAGTGAATCGCGCCATGATTCGAAGTTTGCTTTAGTCATAATTGTACCAGCAAACGATTTTGAATCGACATTCGGACGAATAAAGAACTCGTCGTCAACCGGAACGATGTCAGAGATAGTACCGAACAACGAATCGTAGTTCAGCATATGCTCTCCCCAATGCTCAATGCACTCTTTTATCGATGGTGAATCTATATAGCCCGGAGACCAACCATGAGCTTTACTCACAGCATGCATCGATGTAGTACCCGTAACGAATACAGGGCCATCGATGTTCAATGTGATTGGTTTGTTCTGACCTTCTTCATCATATTCATCGTGCATTGCTACCAAATACTCAGCGAACGGCGGCTTACGCACAAGCGTATAATCCACACCCTGGCGTTCGAGCTGCTCAATCAGAGCCTCGTACCCGCCTTCACGTTTCAAGCATGTGTTAACTATCCAATGCATTACAATCCAAATACCTTAGACGAAAATACGAACGGCTTACCGTTCGCAACGTCCTTTACAAGGAACTCTTCGAGCATTTCGAAGTAGTATGCACCATCACCTGCGCCATCTTCGGCTAGAGTAGCGGCAGCACGACGACAAAATTCAACAAGTGAACGGTGGTTTACACCGGTACCATCTGATAGAGTAGGACGAGTTGCCATATTACTTCACCACACAAGCGTACTTGACGACTTTGGTAGTACCATAGCCGAGCTTTGCAGCAGCTTTACCAGCAGCTTGACACGAAGCAGCAGAGTTAAATTCATGAGTCGTAATCGACACCGAATCGGTCTCAGCAAGAGGCCCAGCATAAGCCATAATAATCAAAACAAACGTCTTCATAACAAAACTCCTATTCACTATACTTCGTTATATACGCTTTCGCGTATTAAGTCAACGGAAAAGTACGAATATTACCAGGATGGATTGAACGCGCCTTGCCGTCTTCCCAAAGAACCTTTAGGATGGTTTCATGTCCATGGTCATTTAACGCGCGGTCGAAACCGACGATATGGCCATAATTACCGTCCTTGTCGCGTACGACAGTTCCGTAGCTGAAATATTTTGCGTCTGATTCTAACATTTATTATGTTCCTACTCTTAGGGGTGCTGTAATTCTTGGGTTCATCTGCTCGAGGGTCACCTTAGCGATTCGAGCAATTGAGTGCAATGTTGGTGATTTTGGATTGAAATGTTCGATATAAATCCAATCAATCATCTCATTGAGGTTGTTTTTATCCTGCATAATCTTTACGACTTCGCCGTAGATAATGCCTGCTACTGATTCGTAGCGAATTCGGTCGCCGACTTTAATGTCCATTAGTCGAGAGCTCCTATTATTGCAATGGTTGATATAATCAGCATAAGCAAACTACCAGCGAAATTTCTCCCGTTTGCTTTTGATGGTTCTCTATTATATATGCCGAGCGTTAATCCTACACAAAAGGTTAAACCTGAGTATGCAAGATAAATGAAATATTCCATCACTTTTTCACAACGAGAAGACGAGCGGGGATGCTGCCCGTTTTAGGGAGAAACTTAACGTCGCTAAACCAGTTATCGCCATACTTTGCAATCATGGCATCATACACTTCTTTGAGTGTTGGTGGGACTGGACGATATACGAAATTGTGGCGAATAACACCCATTGCGAATTCCATTACTTCACCAACGCGTTCGCACATTTCGTTGCTGCGCATAAGTGGTTTAAAATGGGTCTGATTGATTTCATCAGCAGGAATAAGCTTAACGCTACGTGCTGTGTTCTTTAAAATAATCATCGCAGAAGGCATTTTAATCTCCGTTTCTTCATCTTATACCTTCTTATAGGCGAAAAAGAGATTAAATGCAACTGTTATTATGAAAATTAAATCTCAAGACCTGTCGTTTGCTTCATATATTCTTTAGCAACCTGCGGTAGAGTTCTCACAGCAGCGAGCACATGAGCAGATTTAATCTTCACTGTTGTATCTGGTCCAGCTGTAAGGATGAATGGCATCATACCAAAACCTTGCTGAGCCATCATAACAACCATTGGTTTAAGTAACTCGATATTAACGGTGCAATCCGGGTCTTGGATTCTACCGATAATCTCATCACCGCCAACAATCTTTACCGTGATGACGTCATTCCGCTCAAAAGCTTTTTCAATTAACATTAACTTGTTCCTTCATTGGTTTGATTCGTCGTAGGATAAAACCTGGTGTCCATCCAGCGAATCCGCCGCCACGGTTAAGGTGACGATTCATATTCTTTGCGTCATTAAAAGGTAAATCGCTTTCAATCACATATCCGGTTTGCTGTTCAACGAGTTTATAGTGCATGTATGCACCTGTGCCGTTTTCATCTTTCATATAACGATACAGTTCCATAATTAATCCTTTGGTTGATTGAAGTCGAACGCCCATTCAGGAATCATAGCATATGCTACCTTTTTTGGGAGAAAGTTGAATGGTAACCAAATGGCACCAACATACACAGCACCTGCAGTCGTGGTTGCTGGTATTTCATACGCTGATAATCCTTGTGAGATACCAGCGAGTACATAACAGGCTGCAAACCCTAACCAGAATTTTTTCATAATTATCCTATTACCTTGACATAGCTGATTGTATCGTACCCTCTATAGCCGCCAGCCCACTGACTCTGAGGGGTCTCAAAGAATCCAATATTTCCCTGATTTTCTTTGAAGTATTGCTGTGCGATAGCACTCACGTCGTACTCGCTCTCAGCTTGTAGATTAATCGGCTCTGATGCCCAAATCTTCTTGAATGTGACTTTGTATGTTTTTAGTTTCTTGTGACGCTTAACAGCATCCTTAATCTTGTCCTTTGCTCCGTGGTCACGAAGTATCTTTTTGAATACATCTTCTTTGACTTCGGCAAGAGGCCCCCAGCTCTCTACAGAGCGATTCTTCACTTCAAACATTCACTAAACCTTTCATAACAATATCATAATATAGACTATTTTCGTCGGATAGGCAACTTTAAAATCACTTACGTGTTGATTCAATTGTATCCAGCATCTCTTTGAACTTGTCTAGCGCTGGAGTCCCCATACCTAATGCATTGGAGCAAAGGTCATGAATGAGACCTTCATTACTTCCAGGTGTATAATTTTTAGTCAGATCCAAAATTATCTGAAGTGTTTTGACTAGATTGTTTATAGGCTCTGTCATCTAATTTTCTTCCTTTTGTATCTAAATTGTTGATTGCATAAAAGTATACGTTGAGATTTCTAACATATTCTGTTTGAATAATATCAAGCACAGCATTATCAACGTAAATCGGACGAGATAGCCCTCTCAATTGGTCGGGCATGTTGTAGTTAACAAACTTAATATTGGTTAAATCATAATCAGGCCTTAATTCGCGTATCGTGCGCTTAATACTTTCACTCATATCCAATCTATGTACCAAAACGACGCAAGGTTCGTTTGGTAATATCTCAGCAAGAGTTGTAGTTTTACCAAGCTGTCTTCCTAGATGTACACAGTAGTTTGCAAACTCGTATGGCGTCTCAATTGGACCAGCCATATCTTCATACTTTTTTCTATCCATATTCTATTCCTTAATCAAAAATACTCTTCGATGGCCAGAATACGATAAGTGGTTTGCTTTTCTTTTTGGCGTAATCGTGAGTGTACCATGTTCCGCCGTTACTCTGCCATTCATCTTGATATGGTGCAACGAGTAATACATCGCATTCATCTACGATGTTTCTGTTTCTGGCAAAATATGTAGCAGGCTCTCTTACTTCATCTGAGGCGTGAAAGGCACGAAGCTTATCATCAACGGGTGGATGACAAACGGTTTTAAAACCAATCTGGCGGCCAATCTCAGCAAACGATTCATCTGCACCCACGCAATCTCCGTGGTGGAGCTCAGGGCGATTATCATCGAAATTACACAACGAATAAACGCGTGTAAGATGCTCGATAATATCCGTGCATTGTTTGTTTGTGAGGTCAGACCTCGTACCTGTCACGCCTATCTTCATTCTACTTCTTCTATCTCATTAGCTAAAAGTCTGAGCAGGTGCACATACTCATCACGAGCTGTTTTAGGCATCTCTTTAATCTCAAACGTTGTCTGTCTGAAATTGAAATAACCTGTGTTACGTGTTTTGTACACGAGTAACACTGCACGATCTACATCATCCTGTTTCATTGGTTGACTCTACTAAGACGAACTCAATTTCAACTGTATCGTCATACACATATCCTTCGAGGCTTTTTCGAGTCTCTTCAAAGAAGTCTATGCCGAGTTTTTTAAGTTCGTCTACCAAATTTTGGGTGTATTCTATTTTCATCACTTGAATCCTTCGAATTTATTCTTTGGAAACCTGTCTGGAGTGTTAGGACCTTTAGGGAACCTATCACGTGAATCTTGACCCATATCGAATACTGGTGTATCGTCAACGAGGTCATCTTGAGCAGATTGTTCACAGTCGTATAATCGCATTCGAGATCGGTCGACGCCTAATGCAAATCGCTTATACATTTCAGGGTCAGCATATCGATTCTTCAGCTGTTTAACCAACATCTGGTTCAGTGCTTTCATCTCATCTGTAGCAATCAAAGCAACCATGAAGTCAGCCGTTGCAGGAAGACCGAATGATTCAGAGGTATCAGTTAGACTGACGTCTGAGTTATCGAAACCGCCACGAGTAGTCTGTGTAGCAGATACGATTGGAACGTTGAACTCAACAGCCAGCCCGCGAAGCTCTTCTGCAATCGCCTTAATGTAGGTATACGAGTTTACACTCGAACCCATCTTCATACGCGATGACATACAGATGTTCAGATAGTCAATATAGATGACATCCGGCATGAAGTTCTTTTTGATCTTCAGTTCATTTAGAAGATGGCGGAAGTTCGCTGCGCCTGCCGTCGATGTGGGATATTCCTTGATGATCAAACGACCAACAGTCTTCTCCTTCAACCTATTCATTTTACGCTCATATGCGTCTTTAGGCAACAGAGAAAGTTCATCGAGCTGAACATTTAGTAGATTAGCATCGATTCGCTCTGCAATCTTCTCTTCAGCCATTTCCATGGTGATGTAGAGAACGTTCTTACCCATTGCAAGGTGTGAAGCTGCAAAGTGACACATTGCGAGAGTCTTACCAACACCGGTACCTGCAAGCAGGATATTCAGAGTCTTACGAGGTAATCCACCACGCGTAATACGATTCATATAATCGAGGTCGAACGGAATGCGCTCTTCCTTGCGATGATAGAACTCGTATCGTGCATCTGAATCTTCGGTGAAATCATGACCGATAGAAGTATCGAACGAAACAGCAAGCGCATCAGATAGCAGTTGAGGGATTGAACCCTTCGAAAGAGCTCCAGACTTATCATCCATAATCTTAATCGACTGGCTGATTGCATTAAAGATGGCACGCTCTTGACAGAACTTTTCAGTCTGGTCGACAATCCAATCTGTATTGGAAATGTCCGTAGAGGAGTCTGGTATCTCTTTAATTGTGGTTGTGCATTCAGTATAATCGTCTTCAGAGATACCATTGGTATTTGTCAGGTCAACTAGCAATGCTTCCTTAGTCGGCATTGCGTTATATTGATGCACGTAGCTTTCGATTAACTCAAAAACTACTTTGTCGTTGCGGTTACTAAAGTATTCACTTTTAATAAACGGGATTGTTTTGCGAGCGTATTGCTCATTGTTCAGAAGGTTGTTAAATATTGCTTTTTCTATGTTCATTTTAATTCCGCGGAGCTTAGTAGAAATACCATCAACGCAGGCCATCCATTCTCAAAGTGATAGATTAAACCACTCATACAAATGATAATGACCGCGTTATATATCATCGCGAGTAAAAAAGCTTTAAGCTTATAACTCGCTTGTACCTCTGCATTACTCTTCATCTTCTAAACTCGCGATAACTGCAACAGCATCGTCTTCGTCTTTGTAAATTGAACCGCTTGAAACTTGGAACATCTTCTTAACGGCTTCCTTGAAGGTAATCGACTCGATAACCTCGCCCCAGAACGCGCGGTTCTGAGTATCGGCAAGACGGAACTTTTTATCGCTGATTTCACCGGTCGTCATATCGACCTTTGAATACCAACCATTCGATGGCTTGATAACGTGACCTGTATTCATAGCAATATCAAGCAGACCAGACCATTTTGAGATACCACCTTCGTATGTAACTTCGATAGGAATCTTTGTCTTTTCTTTGACGTAACGGCTTTTCTCAACGTTGATGATGAAGTTATAACCAACGACTTCCTTACCGTCCTTCTCCTGCTGACGACCTAGGATGAAGATATTGTCTGCAGAGTAGTACGAACCAGTACCGCCGCCAACGACATCCTTCGCGTACAATTCGAGAGTCTTGTACGTATGGTTAACAACAACCATAGGAATATCTTTCATTGTGAGGTGAGGTGTAACCATACGGAATAGCGATTTGATCTGCTTTGCACGTGACATATCTGCAACAGATTTACCATCCATCGCATCGTCGACTTCCTTCTTAGAAGCCAAGTTACCAATGGAGTCAATCAGGATGATGATATGGTCACCACGCTCAATCTGGTCGAGCTGCGACATAATATCGAACTTGAGCTGTTCAACGTCTGTTAGTGGTGTGTGAACTACGCGTGAGGTATCAATACCAAACGACTTGAAGTACGACTTTGGCGTACCGAATTCTGAGTCATAGAAGAGCAGAATTGCATCTGGATATTTGTCCAGATATGCTTTCGCCATCATAAGGCTGAAAGCTGTTTTAAAGTGCTTTGATGGACCTGCCCACATTGTCAATCCTGGCGTTAGGCCGCCGTCGATATCTCCTGAGAGTGCAATGTTTAAAGCTGGGACTTGTGTTTGAATCATATCTTTCTTTTGAAAGAACTTAGATTCGGAAAGGATAGCGGTATCCTTAATAGTGGAATTCTTTCGAATTTTATCGAGTAATGACATATGTTCTCCTTGTATATGCCTCAGCACATACTATAATTGTAGTATTTTTTCGTATGTTAATCAACTGTTTAGTATAGCTTCGAGCTTCTTTTTGAACTCAGCAATCGTTTTAGCCCTTCCAGGCCATTTGATGATGTCGTTCTTGTCGGAATCCTTAGCAAGATTATTTAGCAGTGGTACAATAGCATTATACATTTGTTGCGCTTTATTTTGTGCAGCTTCAAGCGACATTTGAAGAGGTACGGTAAGCTCATCTGATGACATGGATGTGAATCCAAAATCGAAGTCGCTGTCTAGGTTAAAGTCGGTCATGTTGTTTCCTTATGAAAAGAATGATTCGAGAGTGGCGCGCTTTTCGACTTCCCATCCAATAGCGCCGGTGATTGTCTTAATAGGTTCGAGGTATGCCTTGTCCCATTGCTTTGGACGGTCAATAAATCTATCCATATCGAATTCCTTTGGCAACTCAGCTGGACATGCAATAACAGTTGCACGTAGCGGGTTAGGCATCTTACAATATGCATACTTAATCTTTTGACCAGATACAATGTACTCATACTTCTTATCGAGTTTTCGCTGCTTGAGATGGAAGTTATAAATCAGCGCACCCTTAGCATTAATCGGAGTACCCTTCTGGAAGATATTAGCGCCATCGCGGTACTTGTCAATATCAGATACAGAGCGAGGCGAAGCAACCTGCTCGAAAGGTAGAGTCATAAACTCTTCGCGGAAGACCTGAATGTACTTTTGCATATCCAGCTCAGAGCCGTTCATAATAACTTCGAGCGTCTTCTTAATCGCATCACGGCACACTTGCGGAGTCGAGGTACGAATCGCTTCGATGCCCATCATCTTCAGTTTTGGCTTCTCGTACTGAACACCTTCCTGGTTGCTCACGTTCAAGATGTAACGCTTCTTCGCAGTCCAGATGCCCTTGTCAGCGATACATTCACGCTTCATGACCATCTTCTGAGCATATCCGTTCACATAACTGCGTAGCTCTTCGTAGCATTTGTCGATGTACGGCTCAAGGACCTTCGTGCAAATCTTGTCTACATATTTGACCTTCTCATCGTTGGTCATCTCTTTGTTAGCAAGCTCGATGAACTTCTCAGCTTTGATATAAACAGAGTCAGTATCGCATGCAATCACATAATCGACCTTGTCGGTCTTGAAGCATTTATTGAGATACACGTTCAACTTCTGCTCAATCCAACGAGT